ACTGCATCGGCTACGATTGCTCAGGGTGACGTATTCACCATTGCCAACGTGTTTGCAGTCAACCCACAGACCCGTGAGTCCACTGGTTCGTTGCAGCAGTTTGTTTGCACCTCTACCGCCACTGCATCTTCTGGTGCTTGGACGAGCGTTGCAATCAGCCCGGCAATCTACACCAGCGAAAGCGCCTTGGCTACCGTCAACAGCTTCCCCGCTAATGACGCTGCCGTGACGTTTGTTGGCACAGCTTCTACCGGCTATCCGCAGAACTTGGTCTACCACAAGGACGCCATTACGTTTGCCACTGCTGACCTGTTGCTGCCCCAGGGTGTTGACATGGCCGCTCGCGCAAACCACAACGGCATCTCGCTGCGTGTTGTTCGTCAATACGACATCAACAACGACCGTATGCCTTGCCGGATTGACGTTCTGTACGGTTTTGGCACTATTCGTCCGCAGATGGCTTGCCGTCTTTGGGGCTAAATTGAATGGGGCTTCGGCCCCTTTCTTCGTAACATCTTTCAAAGGAAATTATCATGGCTCTCCCAAATTCTGGCGGTGGGTATCAGTTCACTGATGGCAACACCAACGAAATCGTTATGGGCGTTCAAGCCGCCCCTCAGACAGCAACTGCAACGGCCACGCTGACCGCTGCACAAGTTACTGGTGGTATCTTGGTGGGCAACCCGTCTACCACTGCTGCTTCGTACACGCTGCCAACGGCTACGGCACTTGACGCTGTGTTCAACAACGCCAAGCCCAACAGCACGTTCCGCTTGGTCGTTATCAACCTGGGTACTTCTACCGGCTTGATCACGATGATTGCAGGCACTGGCATTACAACCGTGGGTAACCTAGTTGTTGCCATTACCGGCAGTGCAGCTGGTGTTGGCGGTGCAGCCGAGTTCTTGTTCCGCAAGACCGGCGATGCTGCCTACACGATGTATCGCGTTGCTTAAACCAAATGGGGGCTTCGGCCCCTGTTTTTAAAAGGACACATCATGCCCAATACCCAAGCAACCGGCGTTGCATACGCTGACCCGGAATTTACGACTTGCTACGCCTCTGAGGAAATCGGCTACTCTGCCGCTGCCCAAGGTGCCGTGACGCAGTTGACAGACAAGTCCACAGGGGTAACTCTGAACAAGTCTGCTGGTCGAATTACGATGAACAACGCAGCTTTGGCTGGAGCCACTGCCGTTTCGTTTGTTCTGACCAACAGCACGATTAGCGCCAAGGACACAATGATTGTGAACGTCGGAAGCAATACCACTGGTAGTGCCGCTGGTGCATATGTTGTTTATGTGTCTTACATGGTTGCTGGTTCTGCTTTGATTACGCTGCGAAACCTGACTGCTGCTACTTCATACTCTGAGGCAGTAGTGCTCAACTTTGCGATCATTCACTGCGCGGCGTAATATGGCGGTCATCTATCTACGTCACCCAGTTCACGGTACTAAAGTAGCTTGCGCGGAATCGGAAGCTGACTACGACGAGCAAAATGGCTGGGTAAGGTATGATTTGGATGACGTTGAGCCTTCTGCCACGGTAAACGAAATGCGGCGTCCCCGTGGCAGGCCGCGAGTTGGGGTTGTTGAACTAGGAGCATAGGTATGACCACATCTGCTGGCGACCAGATAAACGGGGCCATGCGCCTGATTGGGATGCTTGCAGAGGGTGAGACACCTTCAGCGGCAGCGTCGCAAGACGCACTGTCGGCGATGAACCAGATGATTGACTCATGGAACACTGAGCGGTTATCAGTGTTCTCTACGCAGGATCAAGTATTCACTTGGCCTGCAAGCACTTTAAGCCGCACACTAGGCCCGACGGGTAATTTTGTCGGCAACAGGCCGGTCTTGTTGGAAGACTCTACCTACTTTAGGGATGCGGCCACCAACGTCAGCTACGGCATCAAGATCATCAATCAGCAGCAGTACAACGGTATTGCTGTCAAGACGGTGACCAGCACCTACCCGCAGGTTATGTGGGTCAACATGACGTACCCTGACATTGAGATGTACGTCTACCCGGTGCCGCTGCGTCCTCTGGAATGGCACTTTGTTTCGATTCAGGAACTGACGCAACCGGCAGTATTGGCGACTACGCTGTCGTTCCCGCCTGGTTACCTGAGAGCGTTCAAATACAACTTGGCCTGCGAGATTGCCGCTGAGTTTGGCGTCGAGCCAAGTCCGCAAGTGCAGCGCATTGCCATGACCAGCAAGCGCAACCTCAAGCGCATCAACAACCCAGATGATGTGATGGCTATGCCTTATGGCATTGTTGCCAACCGTCAACGGTACAACATCTACGCTGGCAACTTCTAATGCACACGCCCATTCTTGGCTCGGCCTATGTTGCGCGTAGTATCAACGCTGCGGCCAATCGGTGCGTCAATTTGTTTCCAGAAGCCATTCCCGCAGGCGGTTTAGAGGCTGGGTTTTTGAACAGAGCGCCGGGGCTGGAGTTCCTTCAGACTGTAGGTACCGGCCCCATCCGGGCATTGTGGGCGCACCAGACCAACGGCACCGACTTTTATGTCGTGTCAGGCCAAGAGGTCTACAAGTTGACCGGCATGACGGCTACGCCTACTTTGCTTGGCACGGTGTCAGGCACCGGCCCGGTATCGATTGCGGACAACGGCACTCAGATATTCTTTGCCTGCAACCCTGACGGTTACATCTACAACGAAGTCACCAACGTATTTGTGCAGATCACAGACCCAGACTTTCCTGGCGCTGTGACGGTGGCCTACCTTGATGGCTATTTTGTTTTCAACCAGCCTGACAGTCAGATTATTTGGGTGTCGCAATTGCTAGACGGCACGTCAGTTGACCCGTTGGATTTCAAATCCTCGGAAGGCTCACCCGACGGCGTGGTAGGGATTATTGCTGACCACCGGCAACTGTGGGTGTTTGGTACTGACTCGGTTGAAGTCTGGTACAACGCAGGCTCTGCTGATTTCCCATTAGAGCGCATCCAAGGGGCTTTTAACGAGATTGGCTGCGTGTCTGCATACTCCATAGCCAAACTGGACAACGGCCTGTTCTGGCTGGGTACAGACGCCCGTGGGCAAGGCATTGTCTATCGCGCCAACGGCTACACCGGCACTCGGGTTTCTACTCACGCCATTGAGTATGCTATTGCCCAATACGGCAACATCTCGGACGCTATTGCGTACACCTACCAGCAAGAAGGCCATGCCTTCTACGTGCTGACATTCCCGTCTGGCAACGCCACTTGGGTCTACGATGTGTCAACTCAAGCCTGGCACGAACGTGCTGGATTTGATGCAGGTCAGTTTATGCGGCACCGCAGCAACTGCCAATGCAACTTTGGTGGCAACATCATTGTTGGTGACTTTGAGAACGGCAACCTTTACAGGTTTGATCTAGACGTTTACGCTGACAACGGCGGGGTTCAAAAGTGGTTGCGTTCGTGGAGGGCGCTGCCACCCGGCGAAAACAACTTCAAGCGCACGGCACACCATACGCTGCAACTTAACGCTGAGACTGGCGTTGGGTTAAATGGATTACTTAACCCAGAAACAATATATCTTGTGACTGAAAATGAAGATTTTCTAATTACCGAAAACGATGATTTTCTAATTGCAGAACAACAAGCACTGGCAACGCAGGGTGCTAACCCGCAAGTTATGTTGCGCTGGAGCGACGACGGCGGCCATACTTGGTCAAACGAGCATTGGGCCAGCATGGGGCAGATTGGTGAGTATGGCTACCGCACGTTCTGGCGTCGGCTGGGCATGACGCTCAAGCTGCGTGACCGAGTGTATGAGGTCAGCGGCACTGACCCGGTAAAAATTGCCATTACTGGCGCTGAGTTGGTGCTGAGTCCAACAAAGTCTTGACATGGCAAACATCACCCAGATTCCCGCACCTCGCGTTCCTTTGCTGAACGCGCAGACTGGTGCTGTGTCTATGGAGTGGTTTCTCTGGTTCAACAACGTCTACACCATCACAGGCGCTGGCCTTGCCATTACGCCGGTCATCAATGGCGGCACGGGTCTTGGCACTATCCCTACCAACGGCAAGCTGCTGATTGGCAACGGCACGGGCTATTCGCTAAACACTTTGACAGCCAGCACGGGCATTACTGTGACCAATGGCGCAGGCACCATTACAGTGACCAACAGCCTGCCCGACTTGACGGTAACGCTGACAGGCGCAGGCACGACGGTAGTGACCGGGACATATCCCAACTTCACAATCACCAGCAACGATGCGTTTGTCGGCACGGTGACCAGCGTTGGTGGTACAGGCACGGTTAACGGTATTACGCTGACAGGCACGGTAACTACGTCAGGTAACTTGACGCTTGGCGGGACGCTCAGTGGGGTAAGCCTGACCACTCAGGTCAGTGGAACTTTGCCAATAGCTAACGGCGGCACTGGTACAACGGCTACGACTTTTGTTGATCTTACAACCAATGTATCTGGTATCCTCCCTGTAGCCAATGGGGGAAATGGATTAGGCGCAGCGTACACAGTAGCAACCCTGCCAGCAGCCGGTACACAAGGCCGCAGATCGTGGGTGACAAATGCCCTAGCGCCTGTGTTCTTGGCGGCCCCTGTTGGTGGCGGTGCGGTGGTTTGCCCGGTGTTTGACAATGGCACGGCCTGGGTGGTTGGGTAACAAGGAGAAAGATTATGGGTTGGGCACAATTAATAGGTGGCGCGGCGGGATATTATTTTGGTGGGCCAGCAGGCGCTGCTGCGGGTGCTGCTCTCGGTGGCGGTCTTGAGGAAGCTACTGGTGGCGGCGCGTCAGGCGCGGCAAGAGAGGCCGCAAACACATCTGCTGCTGCTAATGATCGTGCTTTGGCGTTGCAACAGCGTATGTACGAGGAAGGCGTTGCTAGACAACAACCTAGGTTGGCAGCAGGCAACAACGCACTAGCGCAGATGCAAAGTGGCGCGTTTGCACAACCCGCAGCGTTTAAGTTTGGCGCTGGTGACTACCAAGCTGACCCAGGCTATGCGTTTCGGCTTGCAGAAGGCGAAAAGGCACTTAAACGTAGACAATCCGTTGGTGGGAACTTATTTTCTAGTCAAGCACTAAGAAATGCACAAGAATACGGCCAAGGCATGGCTTCGCAAGAGTTTGGTAATGCTTACAGCCGCGCACTTGATGCGTACAACGCTGACGTAGCACGTTCAAACACTGGTTACAACCGTTTGGCTGGACTTGCTGATGTAGGGCAAACAGCCGGGACTCAAATTGGCACTGCCGGTCAAAACTACGCGACCAATGCTGGAAATCTGATGATGAACCAAGGCGATGTTCAAGGCAATGCCATGTTAGCGTCTGAGCGCGCTAGGCAGTCGGCCTACGGCAACATTGGAAAAGCACTTGGTTCTGGTGGGTTTGATAGCCTAGTCAGTGGTTTTTATGGCCCCGGCCAGTACAACCAAAGAATGGGCGTTAACTTTAACGACCCATACACTTACGGTTAAGGACATATCATGGCACTTAATTTTGGAGTTCTTGACCAAGGTGGCCCTTCAAATTTCTTTGAGGGCTACTCTCAAGGCCAAGAGAAAATGCAGGCCAATGCAATGGCCCAGCAGAAAGCAGCGCAAGCCCAGCAAGAGTTTGGTATGCGCCAGCAGGAGTTTGCTGCTGGGCAGGCTGATAAAAAACGCGCGGCTGATGCGGCGATGGTCACACAACGAACACTGGCTTCCCGTGATGCGCTGCTCCGCGCTCGTACTCCAGACGAGGCCCGTGCAATTGTCCGGGCGCGACATAACGACCCGTATCTTGGACGGATTAGTCAACAGTTTGGCAGCGTAGAAGCAGACTTGGCTGAAGTTCCTGACGAGCCAACGGCTTTTCAGCAGTACAAAGAACGAGAGGCTATGGGCGCGGAAGCGTTCCTGAAGCAACAAGCCGGTTCTAGAGAGTTTGCCACTGCTATGGGTGGCGCTCCGCAGGCCATGCCCCAAGCAGCGCCAACTAACGCTATGGCTCCTGTTGGGTCTGCTGCTCCAGTCGCACCAGCTAACGCTATGGTTGCACCGACAGTGTCAGGCGAATTGCAAAACAAGTTAGACCAACGTAAACGATTGGCATTAATTGCCAATCAAGACCCTCGCGTTAAAGCCAATATTGACATTCTAGATAAAGAGATTGCTCGGCTGTCGCCTGCGGCACCGACACCGCCAGCAAGTATTGCTGAATTTGAACGCGCAAAAAGAGACCCTGGGTTTATGCAATTTTTGCAACAGCGTGCTGCTGCAATGCGTCCCCCAGCAGCGCCTCGGGCTGAACCAGCACCAACAATTACGCAAATTGTTGACCCTACCAATCCCAATCAAATGATTACC